AGAGATCAGATAGTTGCGCAGCCGGTCTTCCCACACGTTCTTGTACTTGACACCGCCGGGCCTACCGAAGCGGTGCATCCAACGAAGCGCGGGCAGACACAAGCACTTGTTACCCGCCTGCCGAAACTTCTCGTGGATGTAGAACTCTTCTACAGCGAACCCCTTCAGGCGAGGGTTGAAGCCGGGCCATGCTTCTTTGCGGCAAGAAAACAGACCGCAGCCCTGCATAAGTATCTCGAACGGCGCGGCTGATTTGTCCTTAGCACGCTCGTCAGTGTCCCACTGACCATACATACCGCTACCCCAGCCCGGCTTAAAGTGGGTCGATATGTACTCGCTGTGAATGTCGTCGTACAGCAGCGGCCCCTGGATCAAGTCATTACAGCCAGGGTTTGCGTCGTAGTAGTCAAGCAGTGCCTTTACACCGCCCGGCTCAAGCAGTACGTGCGAGTCTATGCACAACACATACTCTGTCTCGGCGTGATCAAAGATCAAACCCTTGACCGTATTGCCCTGCACGTGCCCTGCCGGGATATACCGGCCCTTGGCATAGCCCTCCACAAAGCGTTTGATCTCCGCAGAGTGAACGCCATCCGGGCAGTTATCTACCACCAAGAACTCAATCCGGTCACGATCTACGTCACGGTGGTAATACCGAAGCGCCTGTATCGTGAAGTACACGCCGTCAAAATCTTCGTAGACGGCCATGCCAATCGTCAGCTTCTTGGGCTTAATTGCAACGGGCTTCGGAGGCGCATCAGGCAAATAGTCGTAGAAGTTGTAGCGCAGGGCGGGCGACAACTGGATGACACCGGTAGAGACTTTGCCTTCGGCGATGTGCTGCTGCACTATTCTGGACGCGGTGTCAGAAACGTTTGTATCTGCAACCCCCATACCGCTGCCGTGGTACGAGCCAGACTCCTGCCAGACGTACACGTAAAACAACTTGTCCTCGGGGATTAGTTGCGAGAAGTCACCGCATTCGCTGCGAAGAGCGTTGAAAAGCTCCACGTCTATGGAGCAAACATCCGCCTCTTTGTACCCACCGATACGGTCAAAAAGCTCCCGCGTAAACATAAGCTGCCCATGAAAGAGGTTTTTTGTAACCTCAATCTGGCGCGGACCTTTTTCCCACAGGGCATTATGCGAATGGAAAACACCATCCTTCATGTGCGCTTGGCTGTAGCTGAGGCGGTGCTTAAGGAAGATGTCGTCATCTTCCCAGACCGCGATCAGCGGGTACTTGCACAGCTTGACGTTCTCGTTGAACTTCTTGCCCAACGGAGTAATGCGCTCTTTGACGTTGATGATGCGCACTTCGGGATGGTCGAAGACAAGCTCTTGTTCAGCGAAGTCGTTCAGGATTACAAGCTCTTTTGGCCCCTTGTAGTCCTGCTCAAGAAAGCACTGGATAGCGTTCTCGACCAAATGCTTCGGTCGGCCATACGTGCTGCAAAAACAAGAAATGCCCGGCAACGACTCATCCACGTTTACTTACCTCCACGCATCGCACGGTTCATCACTTCAGCCGCACGCAGCTTCAAGTCTTCTTGCTTGAGCATGATGTCGGCATCGACCTTCTTGGCCTTGATCTCGGCCTCCTTAGCCTTGATCTGCAACTCGGCCTGCTGCATCTGGACCAGCGGATCTTGTGCTTGCTGTTGGGCCTGTTGCTGCTGTGCCATCGCTTGAGCCTGCTGATTCAACTGCACTGCGGCCTGTGCAATCAGGCGGGACAACTGCACTTCAACGTCCTCAGGCAGAGGCTTGTCCGGCGCAGGCAGGGGCACGCCAAGCTGCTCTTCGATCTGCTTGCGGTACTGGAAGCCCATGTGCTCGGCGATGTGTGCCATGACTGCGGCTTGCATCTGCTGAGCCATCGGTGACTGACCCATCATCTGTGCCATCTGCGGGTTCTGAACGAACATCATGTGCGTGGCAATGTGGGCGTCGTGATCCTGATAGATGAACGCTTTGGTCGGCTCGCCCTTGAGGAACGCCATGTTCTCAGACACGGGATCCTTCGGAGTCATATCGTCATCCACCGGCACGAGCTTGTCGGCGTTCTTGATGCCCAAGACTTCAAGCATCTGACGGTGCAACTGCGGCAGGTCATAGATCTGCGGAGCGCCTTGAGCCAACTGAATCGCAGCCTGATACTGCATGATCCGCTGAGCCATCGTGCTGCTGTTGGGATCCGACACGGGGATGACCTCCACCATGTCGTAGTCTTCCTGCTTAGCCTTGCGCGAACCTTCAGCCGGGTCGTAGTCGTACTCGCTCGGGGTGTAGTCCCGGATGATGGCCTTCAGGAGCTTGAACTCCTGCTTCATGGCGAAGTGCACGCGAGCCTGCACCGCGCTCATCAGCTTCAACTGGCGCTCCAAGAGAGCCAGCGTCGTGCCTACAGGTGCTTGCGCAGACATATCCGAGACTTTCATCTCGGAGATTGAGCCCAATCTGCGACCTTCTTCCGTGATCTGATTAAGCAGAGCAAGCAGAGTCTGGCTCGGCTCCTTGTACGGCAACGCCATGATGTTGTCACGCACGCTGCCCGAGGGCACGTCTACATCACGGAACTCGCCAGGAGCGATGGGGGTGTCATCCCCCTTGATGCGCAGGCCACGGGTCTTCAGACCCCCAGGCAGGTTGCTGAGTGTTCCGGCATCAACAAGCTGTCGAATAAGCGAAGTGCCTGCTCGGGCGTAACCTCCAATGAGGTGGATGAGCCCAAGGCCGTAAGCCCCGAAGCCAGGGATGTATGTGTACTGGACGAAGTGCTGTCGCTTGAGTCGCTTGGGATCGTCGTCGTTCCAGTTGCGGCGGATGGCGAGGACATGGTTGGTACCCTTCTCGATAGTGATCACATACGGCAGTGCGATCTCGTCCTCGTCCTTGAGCGGATCGCTCTCGATATACCGATCAACGTGGATCTCGCACACTTGGTAGCGGTCGTCGTCGGTAAGGTTGTACCCTTGCTCCTCGGCTTTCTTCTTCTCCACGTCGTTGTGGATGTTGATCGGATCGCCCAGGTCGATGTCGCGGTAGAACCCTTCGACCTGCAACTTGCGCATGTCGTTCTTGGTCTTACGCATGGTGTGCGTAACGCGCTCGGCACTGATGAACACCGCGATCTGACGGCCAAGGCTCGGGTCGTAGTAGACCTTCTTGAACGCAGCACCGGCCAAGCCCAGCGAGTACAGCATGCGCTCGTGCTCCGGGCGGTACTCAGGCATCACCTCGGTAAGCTGGTAGTTCATGTCGTCACGAACACGCTCAGCAGCTTCTTCCTTCAGGCGGTCGATAGCACCAACGATCTCGGTCTTGACGGGCCCCATAGCAGGGAACGTCTCGATGATGGTGTCAGACTGGAAGCGCACAGCCGCTTCGGTCAGGATGGTGGAGTACACGCCACACGCGCCGTTCCACGGCTCGGTGCGCTCCTCATATTTCATGCCCAGGACTTCCAGTCCCTTGACGAACATCTCGACCCAGTCTTTGCGACTGGCAACGTCACCGTCTACATCGCCCATCAGGTCGGAGGCAAGTGACTGCAACTCACCCTCGTCCATGAACTCGGCTAGGTTAGCGTCGAAGTCGTCGGCCCCTTCAGCCTCGCTGCCGGGCTCAAGATCAATCTCTACCCCGTCCATAGAGATGCTCATACTCTCGGGGTTCTCGACCTCGATTTCAATTGCTGGCATGTCTGCGCCTGCCATCTCCATCAGATCAACTGGCAGTTCCGCCAGACCGGGGACCATAGAATTCGTGGCCATAACCTAACCCTTAATAGAACCCGCCACTGCGGCGGCGGAAAAACTTAGGCTCCTCGCGCTCATCGGACGGCAAACGAAGGAACCCCCCTTGTCTGAATCGCATCAGGGCCAGTGTGGTGGCGTCAACCAAGTCGTCGTTATCACCCGCCGGGAAAGCTGCGATTTCATCAACCAACTCTTCGGCCCAGCGTGTGCGTGGTACCCACACCTTGCCTGAGGCAATTATGTCGCTGACGGAGTTCAAACGGGCGATCTTGTCTTGACCTTTTGACGGCGTGTATTCCTGCACGGGTATACCCATAGCCCGCAGTTCGTAGATCAGCGGAGCACCGGTGGCCTTCTTTTCGATCAACAGACCGTCCGGCTCCCACTCGTTGTATTCACGCAGTACGTCACGCTTCAAGTCCACCCACTCCACACGCTTCTTATAGGTGTTGAGCAAGATGATGTTGGGCTGGTCGTGGTCTTCGGGGTTCTTGAACACACCCCACGTCGTGCCTGCGGAGTAGTCCGCACGCTGGTGTTTCTCAAACGCCGTGTCCCAGGTCTGGAGGATGTACTCGCACTGCGGTGGATCCTCTTTCTCCCACCACTTCCACCAGTCGCGCTTGACGATGGCGGCTTCGTTACCTTCCGTGT